CAAAGAAAACTATTGGCACCGATCCATAGGCACACATCAAAAGGTTGTGGTTATTCGCACCTTGATGAACAAAGCAGACGTGCCGCATTGGCAAGCATGGGGAATTGCAAATCGAATCAGAATTGGAACGTGGCTGCTTGATTGCATCTGCAAAGCATCGGGTTGGTTTGAGCGCGACTTACGGCGTAAAGGCCCTAAAACGTACACAGACATAGTTCCAACAAAGGTCTTTACAGATCAAAAAGAGCAGGTCATGGGCACAGCTGAATTGTTTAGCCCATGCGCTTGGCCGATGTTGATCGAGCCTAATGATTGGACCAATGAACGTGCTGGCGGGTATGTCTTAAATGAGGTGATGCGTGGTCATGACATGGTGCGCCGCAGTCCCACCCTTATACAGGGAGAAACACCGATTGCCTTTCTGAACCAGATTCAGAAGGTTGCCTACACCCTCAATCCGTTCACAGTCAAAGTGGCCGAGACGTTGCTTGAGAAACAGATTGAAGTAGGTAAGTTTGTCCCTATTGTTGAGTTACCTCTACCACCAAAGCCAGTAGACATTGCAGAGAACAAAGAGTCTCGCAAGGTGTACAGGCGAAAGGCAGCAGAGGTAATGAATATCAATGCACAAGCATATCAACGTTCGTGTCGTACACGGATGACGATGAATGCTGTAAAGATATTCAAGGACAAGAAGAAATTCTTCTGTCCATTTTCGTTTGATTACAGAGGCAGGTGTTATCCAGTACCTGCCTTTCTTACACCACAAGATACTGATTTTGGTAAAAGTCTGCTCAAGTTCTACGAGCAAGCTTATGTCACACCAGACGCAGAGGGTTGGCTGGCTTTCCAGTGTGCCACTACGTTTGGGCTAGACAAAGCAACGATGCGAGAGCGTCTTGATTGGACAGAAGCAAACAAAGATCGAATCAAAAGAGTTGCCACTGATCCAATCAGAAACCTCTCCGACTGGGCTGATGCAGATGAACCTTGGACTTTCCTAGCTGCATGTGATGAATACTATCATTGTGTTATTGAGTGTGATCGCTCTCACACTTCTCTGCCTGTTGCTGTGGATGCGACCTGTAGTGGTTTGCAAATCCTGGCTGGTCTTGCAAAAGACGCATCAACTGCTCGGCTCGTTAATGTCTTACCGAGTGACCGACCACAAGACGCATACAAAGTAATAGCTGTAGAAGCTGAGCCAAATTGTCCTGCTGTCATCCGTCCACACATGGACAGAAAGACAACAAAAAGGACAGTGATGACTGTTCCATACAACGCAAAGCCTTTCAGCAATCGTGGCTACATCCGTGAAGCGCTAAAAGACAAGGGTGTTGATGTAGAGAAAGACGATCTAACAGCAACAGTCAAAGCGGTACGCAACGCAATGGATGTGGTTGTACCTGGACCTATGGCTGTCATGAAATGGATTGAGTCAGAGGTTGGAGCAGCAATCAAACGTGGTGCAACAGAGCTGACATGGACAACACCATCTGGCTTTGTAGTCACTCAACGTCCGATGAAAAAGGAATTAGAGAGAATTGAACTGGAATTGTTAGGTACGGTCAAACTGCACGTAGCAACTCAAGACTCAGACACCGTAGATATTGCACACCATAAAAACGCTACAGCTCCCAACCTTATCCATTCATTAGATGCAAGCTTGCTCCATCTCACAACGCGACGTTTCAGCGCCCCGCTGGCCCTCATACACGGCTCGGTGCTTGCACGTGCTGTCGATATGGGTCAGCTATCGGATCTTGTCCGGCAAACATATATGGAACTGTTTGCTGATCGAACCTACTTGAAAGAGTGGGCAGAACAGATCGGCGCACAGACTGAACCGCCAATTATTGGCGACCTTGAACCTGAAAGGGTAATTGAATCAACTTATTTTTTTTGTTAATGGCACGAACCACCTTCGTAACTGAAGAGCCTGTTGTCCTTGAGGGATATCAGGCTGTACTGAAACCTTCCCAATACGGCTACTCCCTGTCTGCTGTCGTTGATGCAGAGATGGTGAGCAAGCTTGAGGATGATCGAGTCGAAACCCTTAAGTGGGCTGAATCAAAACTCAAGAACCCAAAGCGATCCGTCCTGCGCCCTGAGCCTTGGGAAGAAGTCGCTGACGGTAAGTACAAAGTCAAGTTCTCCTGGAATGAGGAGACCAAACCACCTGTTGTGGATACTGAAGGCACGCCTGTTGTAGACAACGGCACACCTCTGTATTCAGGATCGAAAGTCAAGCTGGCTTTCTACCAAAAGCCTTACATCCTCAAGGATGGTGTCACCTATGGCACGTCATTGAAGCTGCAAGGTATCCAAGTCATTACGCTCAGCGGTGCTGCTGGTGTTGACACTGGCGACCTGAGCGATAGCGATGTTGCAGAACTTTTTGGCAAAACACAGGGCTTCAAAGCAGGAGACCCAAACATCACACCCAAACCACAAGAAGAAATCGTCGATGACGACTTCTGAAAGTGGAATGACTTTGATGAATTATATGATTATTGGATAACAGGTGGCCTTTAGATCCAAGCTGGAGGAGAGGGTCGCTGATCTTCTCTCCAATCTTGGGGTGTCTTATGAGTATGAAAATATAAAGATACCTTATGTAATTCAGCACATTTATACGCCTGACTTTTGTTTACCCAATGGCACTTGGTTAGAGACTAAGGGTTATTGGGACAGCAAAGATCGTAAGAAGATTCTGGAAGTAATCAAACAGAATCCAGACATAGATCTACGCATGGTCTTTCAGGCTCCATACAACACGATCAGCAAGAAATCTAAAACAACCTACGCATCCTGGTGTGATAAGCACGGGATCAAGTGGGCTTCATATGCAACTATCCCAATCGACTGGCTCACCTGAGAGTGAGTTTATAAGGCATGAGCCTTGCGAACAGTGTGGTTCGTCAGATGGCAAAGCTGTCTATTCGGATCACACACATTGTTTTGTCTGTCATCACCATATGTTTGATGACGGCACATTTAACCACCAAGTAATGACTACTAATGTTGAACTACGAGGATCAGCCGGACGGCTGCAGAAACGAGGTATTTCAGAGCAGACCTGCGAGAAGTTCAAAGCATACAAATTCGGAGAACAACTACGCTTCTATTATTTCAGCAGTGATGGAGCGCTTCAGGGAGCAAAGGTAAGAGGTAAGGACAAGACGTTTACTTGTGAGGGTAAAGTCAACAGTCTGTATGGCATGCAGCTGTTCAAACATAAGACAACAAACAAGACAAAGAAGCTTGTCATCACTGAAGGTGAGATGGATTGCTTGTCTGTGTGGGAAGCACAACCCAACTGGGATGTTGTCTCTATTCCAAACGGAGCACACTCGGCAAAGAAAGCAATCCAAAACCACTACGAGTGGATCAACTATTACGACAAGATTGTTCTTTTCTTTGACAACGATGAGGCAGGCCAGAAGGCCGCGATTGACTGCGCCCAGGTGTTACCACCCGGCAAGGTTTACATCGGTGCTCTAGAGGATTACAAGGATGCCTCAGAGGCATTACAAGCAGGGGACACCGAGGCAGTACGAGCCGTCTGTAACTACGACCATGTGTTGTACCGACCAGACGGAATTGTCGATGGTAAATCTCTGCTCGACTTAGTTACCCAACCTTCAAAACCTTGCGACCATGAATACCCTTTTGCAGGCCTCCAAAAACTCACTCACGGTGTTAGATACGGTGAGCTTGTCACTATTACTGCAGCGACTGGCGCAGGAAAGTCAAGCTTCTGTAGAGAACTTTGCACTCACTTCTTACAAGGCGGCGAACGGGTTGGTTACTTGGCGCTTGAAGAAAGTAATCGACGAACAGCCCTAGGATTAATGTCCTCGGCGTGTGGTAAACCGTTTCATATTGGTGAGCATGATAAGGCGACTTTGCAGGAAGCATATGGTCGGACAATGGCTACTTGGAATCTCTATTTATACGATGGTTTTGGTAGTTATGATCCTGACGTTATCTATAATCGCATTGAGTATTTGGCAAGCGGACTCGATTGCCGTATTATTTTTCTGGATCATTTGTCTATTCTTCTTAGCGGTCTTGAAGGTGAAGAGCGGCGGATGATTGACCAAACAATGACTAAGTTACGGTCATTGGTTGAACGCACTGGAATATCGCTATTCCTTGTCTCTCATTTACGCCGTACACAGACGGATCATAATCATGAAGAAGGCGCAAGAGTTACGATTGGACAACTTAGAGGAAGTGCGAGCATTGCTCAACTTTCTGACGGAGTTATCGCACTCGAAAGGGATCAACAAAGTGGATCTGAACACGCTGCTACAACTATTAGAGTCCTCAAGAATAGATACTCTGGCGAAACAGGCGTGGCTGGACAACTGACATACGACTTGGAAACTTGCAAATTTACAGAATATGAAGCTGAACCCGATTTCAACCCGGCTACCGATTTCTAGTACAGAAAGAGATTTACGCCGACCACATCCACCTACGGCTGAAGCAGTTGAGAAAGCACAGTTCGTAGACAAAACACATCAATGGAAAAATGCTGGTGTTCGACCTGGAAACGGACGGTTTTCTAAATGATTTTACCCACATACATTGCCTTGCAATCTATGATTCTGAAACTAACGAAACCCTTGCGTACAACGACAGTGGCACTCAGCCACCGATCAGTGCAGGTGTTACAAGACTGGAGGAAGCAGATCGGATAGTCGGACACAACATCATTTCATTCGACATACCCTGTATACAAAAGGTCTATTCGTTTTTTGAACCGCAAGGTGAGGTGATTGACACCCTTTTGCTGAGCAGGCTTTACCACCCAGGAATGCTGGGTATCGACAAGAAACATCAGTGGAAACATATGCCACTGCAGCTGTACGGGCGCCACTCATTGGAGTCCTATGGCTACAGGCTAGGTGAATACAAAGGCGGCTTTGCTAAGTCCACTGATTGGAAAGAGTGGAGCCAAGAGATGGAGGACTACTGCATACAGGACGTAAACGTAACCGTCAAATTATGCCAACACTTCCGCCCTTACCTGACTGGGTGCAACTAGAGCACCAAGTCGCCCAACTAATGACTAAGCAGGAGCTACATGGATGGTGTTTTAATGAACGCGCTGCATGGCAGCTTGCATCGGCTCTCCAAAAAGAGCTGGAAGAGACTAAAAAAGTACTACGAGAAAGGCACCCTTTCGTCCAAGGCTCGACGTTCAATCCTAAAAGAAATAACAAAAGCCAAGGATACTTTCAAGGATGCGAGTCAGTCCGACTCAAAGAACTAAACCCAACTTCGCGTGATCATATTGCATGGATCCTTTCCACATTCTATGGCTGGAAGCCGACCCAGAAAACAACTACTGGGAAGCCTGTTATCGACGAGACCATCTTGATGGAGACTGCCTCCGCTGGGATTACGATTGCCGCGGACTTCGCCAAGTGTCTCGATATTACGAAGAAGTTGGGGATGATCTCGGAAGGCACGAACGCATGGCTCAAGCTTGCTACGACTGCTAACCGATTACATCACCACTGTTCAGTTGGGTGTGCGACATTCCGTATGTCACACAAGAATCCCAACCTTGCCCAGGTACCGAGTGACTCACGATTCAGAGAATTATTTATACCAACTCCGGGTCAAGTCATGGTCGGTGCTGATCTTGCTGGCATTGAGCTTCGGATGCTTGCTCACTATCTTGCCCGCTACGACGGTGGCAGATACGCAGACATCCTGCTTAACGGAGATATCCACCAAGTAAACGCAGACAAGATTGGCATCTCACGCCGCCTTGTGAAGACAGTGACCTACGCCTTTTTGTATGGCGCGGGTGATCAAAAGATAGGACTAAGTTATGACCCATCTCTCAGCAGTACTAGAGCTAAATCCAAAGGTAAAGAGATTCGCGCTGCATATGTTGAGGCGATCCCTGGTCTTGATTCGCTCCTTGGTGCTGTTAAAGCTGCGGGTGATCGAGGGTTTATTAAGGCGATTGACGGTCGAAGAGTTCCGCTCGACTCACCGCACAAAGCACTTAACTTCCTACTCCAAGGCTCAGCAGCAGCGCTTGCGAAACGGTGGCTGGTCTTAAACCAACAAACAATCAACGAAACAAATTTATGTTGCTCACAACTGGCGTTCGTTCATGACGAGCTGCAGTTTGAGTGCGACCCTACACATGCAGAAGATTTATCAACATCCTTGGTATTTAGCGCTGCAGCGGCTGGAGAGTACTACAACCTCAGAATCCCAATCGCAGCAGAAGCCAAAATCGGGAACAACTGGGCAGAGGTGCACTGATGAAGCTGTACATCGACGCTGATTATATTGTCTATAAAGGTTGCGCTGCCGCAGAGACAGAGATTGACTGGGGATCTGATGTGATCATGGTCACCTCTAAGTTTTCTGAGGCGTACAAGAACATACTTAAAGACATCACAAAAATTGTTGGGGAGTTTGGCGGGTTCAGTGAACCTGTTTTATTCTTCTCTGACTCTAATAATTTTAGGAAAAAAATTTTACCCGAATACAAGGGACATCGAAACAGAAAGAAGCCATGTGGTTACAAAC